GTTTATATTGATCCATATGCCGAAGGTGGTAACTATGCCGTTGTAGGTTATAAAGGTCCTTCTACATTCGATGCTGGTATTTTCTACTGTCCATATGTTCCACTACAGATGGTTCGTGCAGTAGGTGAAGATAATTTCCAACCTAGAATTGCTTTCAAAACCAGATATGGTATGGTAGCAAATCCATTTGCCGAAGGTATTACCGCAGGTAATGGGGCTTTAACAAAAGATAGTAATAAATATTACCGCAGGATTCTTGTGACCAACCTGATGTAAAATATATACTTTCTTTATAGAAAATATTCATCCTCTAGTATTAATTTACTAGAGGATTTTTATATGTCCATACTGATTGTCCACTATCCCAATACATTTTATATTTGTTATTGAACATATTTTCTCTTTCACTTAGATTCTCGTCATATTTTTTCAACTGGTCTTTTAATTTATGTTTTTGGAAATTCATTCTATTACAACTAATAACTCCATTAGTCCATCTATATCCAGGTTTACTATAATGAGAAAATGTAAATCCTAAATTGTTATATACATTACCTTCACTATACTGTCTATCCGCATAGGAAATAACTGTATTTGGATTATGAGTATTAATAAAATATTTAAATAATTTAGATGATCCTCCTACAACATTATATCCAATTTTCGTGCATAATCTAATAAGTTCCCATTCATTTTGTTTATCAAATCTTGGGGAACCTAAAGATATTATTTGTAGTAATTCGTCATTATAATATAGACCATATTTTAATTTAGATTGAGAGTATCCTGAAATATGATTTTCCCCACAAAAAGATTTGCATATTTCAGTTGATATTTCTTTTACTATACCGTGTCTGGCAAAAATTCTATTTGATTTCTGTATTTTATTTAATATCATTGATTTACATATATGTTTTTTAGATATCCATTGTTCATCGGTAAATTGGAACAATGAAATATTTTTATTTTTACATTGTTCTGTTTTAATTAAATGTCTATCAGTTTCTATAGTAGAAGAATGCCAATATAATCCATTAATTTCCAATGCAAATTTATATTGCGGTAGATATACATCAAGTTCTAAATTTAAATTATCTAGAATCCCCTTAACATTGGTTAATACTTCAATGTTATATTCATTTAAAAATTCACTTAATTCTTTTTCATGAGAACTTCTATTACAATAATATTGAATTTCTATATCATGTTTAATTAAATAATCTATTACCGTTCCATAATATACATTCAAATTTTCTGCTATTTGTGTAGATGTTAAATTTTTAGTTACATACTCATTATACATATATTCATAATTTAATAATTTATTCAGTGCGCCAGGATTAGATTTTTCTAATTTCGATTTATTTAATATAGTCTTAATTTCTTTTCTTTGAGAATTAAACTCGTGGCCATATTTTTCTTTATTAGTTTCCTTCATTTTTCTAACTTTTTCAGTTTGATCTATGAATTTAAATTTACTCGTGTCTTTATTCTTATCCTTTAAATAACAATTTCCTGAACAATATTCAGATATTTCTTTTCTATCATTCAAGTGTTGATGTTCGTTTCCACAAGTTTTACATTTTAATAATGATGTATGTCCTGCGGATATAAATTTAAGTCTAGTTGTTAAATTAGTAGATAAATCTAAATAATGAGATAAATTTAATACTTCATCATGTAACAAAGTGTCTTTATTTTTTAATACAAGCAATTTGCGGTGTTTTACATTAGGAATTAATTGTTCAATTTTATCTACTAATTCTCTCATTATTACCTCAATGGTATCATCGGCCCCAGCCATTTACATTTATCACAATGATATCTGTATGGCGCGACTATTTTTAATCTATTATTTCTGCACGATGGACATAGAATACCCAAATCTACTAAAGGTGGTTTGATTTTAGTTCGTCCCAAAAATCCAAGAATAATTCCTATAATAAAATATATCATTTCTCTTTCTTAAATATACTATTAAAAAATAAAATATCTTCATATAATTGTTGGGTTAAATCGGGATCATTAATAATAATTTCATTTAGAATATCAAGAAAGGTGATTTCATCACCAATACTTTGTCTTTCAATCTCCCTATAACTGCTACACATATTTGTAAAAATTTTATTATAATATGGGTTAATAATATCAATTATGTGCCCTACTATCACTAAAGTATCCGTATCATTTTCTGATAGGTATGAATACTCCACATTATTATCTGCTTCAAATTTTAATGATGTAATACACCGCCAGACATTTCCCATATAAATATGATCTTCTTTTACAATCATAGTATCAAAGAACATTACATGATGATAGGTTTTTAGTGTAATTCTATTTACGATATACATTATATTAGAAATATATTTACTGGAAAATGCCATATCTTCGGGAATGATTTTATTATTCAATAAATATCGAATGACATTATCAATTTTATTTAGATTATCATCAGTATATTTAACCATTATTAAAACTTGCCCCTATAATAAGTAACCCGATAATGAGTAAGAATACGGCATAGATAAATGCCACAGCATTTTCATATTTATTCAGTTCATTGAATATTTTCTTACCATTCAACATCAATATATCCTAATTCCGCCAGAGAATTAAATTCTGTTCCATTAACTACAGTATTATTTTGAATATGCCAATGCCCATGAATCCACATTTTAGGGTTATTGATATCCCAAATCATTTGTAGAGCATGTCGAGTAACACTGTTCCAATCAGAAAAATTTCTATAGTCTCTATCTAAATTATAACAGAATGATTCTGGACAATCATGAGATATTACAATATCCAGAGGTTTCTTTATTTTTTCAACTTTCTTAATAATTTTATTCAATTCTTTATATGATAGTTGTTCATCTGGCCACCATGATACGCCTTCTAATCGTCTTTCTCTATCAATAGAAAATGCTCCACCAAGGAATAAGCATGATTTCTTATCTGCTGTGGTATGATCAGCAAATCCGGTAGTCATTCTACCATCTGGAATCCATTTGACATATGGGCTATCTTTATATTGTTTACATACATCGGGACTATCATGGTTTCCGCGAATGAAATAATGTTTACCTTTAAGATTAATTAATTCTCTATATTTAATATCAAATCCCATACCGAAATCGCCAACTTGAATAGATTTTCCATCTGGGCTATCGTTGGCGATTTTTACGTATTCAGAAACTTTTCCATGAATATCTCCAATAAATCTCAATATACTCTTCCTTTTTAAATATTAGATTGATAAATATGTATAACATATACAGATCGCAAATAAATTAATGCGACGATCATAATTACTTTTTAGGGGAAAATCGTCATTCCCCTAATTTTTTAGGAGTATACCATGTCAGCTTTAGATAGTCAACCATCAAACTATAATTTCTTATCATCAACAGGGTTTACATTTTTCGTAAAGAAACTTCCCACTACTAATTTCTTCACTGAGAGTGTGAATATTCCCGGAAAAAGAATTACATTGGCCCAACAATCAACACCTTTTATTAACATTAATGTAAATGGAAATAAAATGGTTTATAATGATTTGACTGTTACATTCATAGTAGATGAGGATTTAGAAAATTATTTAGAAATTTCTAATTGGCTAGATGGTTTAGGTGGTCCAGAGAGTTATGCACAAAGGGCAGAATTGATTAGTAAAAATTGGAAGGGTGAAGGTAAGGAATCTGATTGTATTATTAATATTTTAACTAATACGAAAAATCCTAATGTGCGGGTTACTATTTTAGATGCATTTCCCACGTCATTATCAGATTTTGTTCTTTCTTCAACTCAAACATCAGAGGAACATGTTGTTGCAACTGCGACATTTAAATATAAAAACATAAAAATTGAAAGAGTATAAGAATGAAATTAGATGATATTATTACATTATGGGAAGAAGACACTAAAATAAATGTAGAAGATATTGGTGGGGAAACATTAAACACTCCAAAATTACATAGTAAATATCTAAAAATATTCGCCAATGAATCTGCATTATTAAAGAAATATAAGACAGATCATAAAAAATTATACAGAATTAAATGGGAATATTATCTAGGATTACTTAGTATGGACCAATTGAAAGAATTAAATTGGGAACCATTTCAATATAAAATTCTAAAATCTGAATTGCCCATGTATTTAGATGGTGATGAAGATGTATCACAACATCTAATAAAAATGGAACTACAGCAAGAAAAAGTTGGTGTATTAGATCAAATTATTAAATCTATTAATAATAGAAATTTTGTGTTTAAGAATTATATTGATTGGAAAAAATTTGAGAATGGAGTGAATTAATTA